GTGACAAAAGAAACCTTAACTCACGCTATTGGTGAATATGAAAAAACATTAATTACGCCAAATAGTGATTTCGACCGTTATTTGAAAGGGGATAAAACAGCCTTGACTGAGCAACAAGTTCGTGGTCATGAGTTATTCAAACAACATAAATGCGATACTTGTCATACTGGCGTAGCAATGGGCGGACAATCTTATGAATACATGGGGCTCTACGGCGATTACTTTAAAGATCGTGGTACGCCATTAACTGATGCCGATGAAGGTCGCTTTGCTCAAACGAAAGATCCATTTGATATGCATCGTTTCAAAGTGCCAACTTTGCGTAATGTCGCACTTACTGCACCGTATTTCCATGATGCATCAGCAAAAGAGCTAAAAGATGCAGTTAGTGCAATGTTGAAATACCAAAGTAATGTGAAACAGCCCGCTCAAAAAGATGTGGAATACATTACCTCTTTCTTAGAAAGTTTAACAGGTGAATTTAAAGGTGAAAAATTAAAATAATCCTTTGAGCTATAAATAGAAACGACCGCAAGTGCGGTCGTTTTTTCGTGAGTTTTAGTTAGATAACAAGTCATAAATGACTTAGTCAAAAAGTAGAAAAGCTAAATTTTAGGTATAAAAAAAGCCGCTTACGCGACAATCTTCTTTTTATATTTAAAATGGTGCCCGAAGCCAGACTTGAACTGGCACGCCTCGAAAGGCGAGGGATTTTAAATCCCATAATAAGCCTTTTAAAAACAACAATTTACTTTAATTTCAAGGCGTTGCAAGAGTAAATAAGAGTATATAAAGATAAATATAAAATAACATCGCCAGTTAATCGCCACTAAAAAATAGGAAAAGTACAAGGGATTCTTTAAAAATGAATCCCTTTACTGCGCGGGATTGAAAAGAGGATTTAATTTAACCGCACTTTCTAAATGCGATGGGGCGAAGTGTGCATAACGCATTGTCATTTCAATGGTTGAGTGTCCTAGAATTTCTTTCAACACTAAAATATTACCGCCGTTCATCATAAAATGACTGGCGAAAGTGTGACGTAACACGTGGGTAAGTTGTCCTTTCGGTAATTCAATTTCTGCACGAGTAACGGCATTTTCAAAGGATTCGTAAGCATCACTGAATAATCTGCCACGCTTTTTCGGCAGCATGTCGAATAATTCTTTGCTGATAGGTACAGTGCGATTTTTCTTTGATTTTGTATTTATGAACGTGATTTTGTATGGCATTACTTGTGATTGGGTTAGCGTTTCCGCCTCACTCCAACGTGCACCGGTTGCCAAGCAAATTCGAACAATTAAGCCCAAGTCTGGATTACGTGAGTTATCACACTCAACAAGCAAGCGATAAATATCGCGCTCATATAAAAACGCTAATTCCGTATCACGTTCTTTAAATAACCGTACGCCTTCAAGTGGATTTTCACCGGTCCATTTGCGCAATGACTTTAGCTCATTGAACACGGCTCGCAAATAGGCGTGTTCACGGTTTACTGTGGATTCTTTCGGGGGCTTATTTTTGTTTACAGAAAACTCACCATCAAGGCGGCGTTTGCGGTAGTCGGCAAAGATTTCTGCATTAAATTCATTCGCGGGCGGGTCGCCCAAGTTTGCGCATAAGTTTTTCAATTTGGCTAAACGTGCCTCACCATCAGACAGCGTTTTGCCATGCACGTCAAACCATTCTTGCACGTAAAAACTTAGCGCGGGCAAGTCGTTTGATTCCAAAACTTGTACAGAATCAACCGCACTTGTCGTTTGTTCTTTGGCTTGATTGTAAAAACGTAGCGCATCGCCTTTGGTTAAAAACCACTTACGCGACCGTTTGCCGTTTACATAAACTTCTGCAAGCCATTTCCCGTTTTTAGTGTCTTTACGAACTGCCATTTATACCAACTACGTTATTTTTTCCCACAACTAAATTAAATAAATTTGTTGTTTTAGGAAAAACCATTTTGTAATGATTATTTATTAAATTTACTAATTTGTATCTCCCTAGTTCGTCATTTCTATAGTATTTTTCTATTAAATCTGTTGCCTTATTTATTGTTTCTATTAAAAAAATGAAAGTTTCATCAATTTCGCATTTGTTTGATTTGTCAAACATATATAAAGTTGATAAAGCATGCTCTATGTCCCAACAAATTTTTAGCTGAATAGCATTGTATTCTTTGATTTCATCAATAGACTTAAAGTTTCTAGAGGGGAGTAGCACAGCATGGGTATCAAAATCAATAATATTTCTAGCAACCTTGCTTTTCAGCTCAGGTATTTTTTGTCTTTTCCAGGAGCTTATCCCGATGGCAGTAAAAAGCATTATAATAAATGTACTTAAAGAACTAATCCAATCCGTGATTTTCGCCCCTTTAAATTCACTAAACGAAAAAATAAACGCAACACAAGCCACCGCAAACGCAATCACAAAAGGATAAACTAAAAGCCAAAAAAGAAAGTCTCTTATTGTTGCTTTTGATTCATTATTAAAAAACTTTTTCAACATTTAATTTACCGTTTTCTACACCCGTCGCGAATTTCACGCATTTCTTTTGCATTAAGTACAACACTTTGCGGGCGCACTGTGTAAAGGCTATTTGATGATGTGTCATAGAGTTGGCCATCAATAACAAACGTGAATGTTTTATCTTTGATAAACACGTCTAAATTCACGTAAGTATCAAATTTTGATTCGCTGATCATATATTGTTTAGTTACGCCATTATGATATTCAAGCGAAATGTCATAAACGCTCTTACCCTTTGTTGATGTTTTACTACTCTTTTTGTCGAAAATGGAACATTGCGCAGTAAATGAAAAGAAATCATTTTGAGCCTTTCCAAAAGAAAAACTAAACGCGGGCTTATCATTCATTGAATAATCATCAGCAATAACACCAAGTGGCTGATAATCACCAGATTCAATCGTGCCAGCAAGGATAGATGAAGAAAATAATAGAAAGGTAAAGCCGATTAATCTTTTCATTACATCTTCTCCATCTTCAAAATCACTTTACCCACCACATCAATATCACTCAATTCGCATTCAAAACTGAATTTGCCGCCGTCTACACGGATTTTCCCTGCAGGTAACACGGTGATATAACGGATAAGATGAGAGTTTTCGACGATGACGAAGTATTCGCCATCCACTAAATTGCCGTAATCGCTAGTCGCAAAGTAGGTGTGATTGTCTTCATCAATACGAAACACTTTGTCATAACTTTCACGGCTGTCTAAATTCGGTAAGTAAGGCAAAAGAAAGGGTTTATTTTCTGTTATGAAAGATTTTCCGCTTTCTAGCTTTATTGTATGAAAATATTTCAGGTCGTCTGAATTATCGAAAATCGGCTCATTTCCATAGGCCACATAATCCAATCTTGCACCCGTTTCTTTCACGCAACGGATCACTAATTCTGCAGGGAAAAAACTACGAGAAACCCAAGTGCTAAACGTGCTGGGCGAGATCCCGAGGTGTTCGCCTAAATCTTTTCTTTTTGCAAATCCATATGCTTTTTGAATGCGGTCAATGACATCCTTTCCGCCAATCAATTCTAAATTATTCATAAAATGAGCCATAAATTCATGTTGACATTCTCAAATGAGCCATAATATTATAATTACGCAAATGAGCCATAAATCAATATATACCAATATTTAACAAGGGGAAGTTTAAGCAATGAACAGCCAAAATGCAATTTGTATAAATGTACAGATCCACGCGCCTTATGTCACATTAAAGAAATATGCCGAGCTTACCGGGCTTTCGTTAGACAAGGTGCGAAAGATGAGAGCAGCGGGAGAACTACCCATCGCAGATAAAAAAGCGGAAAGGGGATCAGTGTTAGTTAATCTCATCGCAATTGCCAAACAGGCAGCTAAACAAGAATAAAAAACCGCACAAAAGTGCGGTTAGTTTCCAAAAGATTTTAGTTATAAGGGGAAGACAATGACTAAAAGCCAATCATCAATGACATTCTTCTTTCAAGAATATTGTAAGAAACATAATTTAACCCACGAAGAAATCCAAGAGCGTTTCGCTATTCTTCAATATTCCGTAGAAGCCGAGCGAGATACAGTTCAAGATCATCAGACGCTTGAGGTGATTTTTCAGAAACTTCGTCAAGCAGCCCAAAACAAGCGCGCTCAAACTCATTCGACAAATCAGGATGCTTGCCAATCACACCAAGCAACAAAGAAAGAACATAGTCTTGTCGTGTCTGTTGAGTCTGCAACAGAATTAGCTGTTCTTGAATACTTTCAAGCGTTTTTTCAATCTGATCGTTCGCCATGTGAAATCCTTAAATTAAGTAATCGTTTATTTATTTTAGGGCAAGCATACAACAAATCAGGTAAATAAAAAAGCGAGGGCGCGGCAATGTATGTATCTGAAAACGAAAGTGCAGTAGAAAAATGGCACCGAGAAAATGACATCCCTATGTCGAAAGCAAGAAATGGCGAAGAAACTTTGCATGAAATGGGCTTGAGTAAATATCCCACTGAACGCGCTTTTAACTATTTAACTGTTCAAAGACGAGAAATGCTTAAGGCAGTCGCTGATATTGAGCCATCAGAAGATTACATCCGCCCTGATTTGAGCGGCGATAAACTTTGTCATTATAACGATAAAGGTATTAGTAAATTAGCGAGAGGATTAAGGGATTTGACTGAGTTACGCCGAAGTTTCCCGCAATCTATTCGCCTTGCTGATTTTTATGATATTGACCCAGTCACAAGGGGGCAATAATGGAAAATAAATCAAGTACTAAACCAAGCACTGAAAACTGCTTGAAAGCGGCTAAAAAGTGGCGAAACAAATATTGGATTTATCGCACAAAATGGGAGTTGTTTAAAAGACAACAAAACGAAGTTGCCGCCAGTGCCATCTATCACAAGATGGTGATCGCATTAGATAACGTAGGGTATTTAACCAAAAAAGCCGAAGAGCTGGCTCATTAAGGAGATTTTATTATGCAAGAACATTTTATCGAATTATCAAATCGCTACAGCATTAAGTTAAGCGAAACAGAGAAGTACATTATTTACAAAATTGAACTACAAGAAAATGGCACTTATGAACGAGTAGGCGGGAAAGTTTGTAAAGACTTATTCGCGGTGGTTGATACGCTCATTCTTTGTGAATTAATGGATGAGGATGTTATTTCTCTTTCTGCAGTGGCTAAGAAATTAGAAGAAATCTACGCAGAAGTAAAACGCATCGCTGAGATCCAATCGACTTATTCGCAGGCATAACCCCTTTTTTATCTCTGTCTATTAATTCAATTCATACAAAATAAAATATTTATGACTAAATTTAATCTAGAGCAAGCATTACAAGGTGCGCCAGTTCGTCTTAACAACGGTTTTAAAGCTTATATTTTTGCGGATGTGAGCTTGCTTGCTATTAATGAACCATACCCACTGATTGGCGGATATGCCTATTCGATCAGTTCATTTTATGACAATCAAGAACATCAACGATTTGAAGAATGCCGTTGGGCAAAAGACGGCAAGTGTGATCGTTTAAGCGCATTAGGGTCGATTGCTGGGATGTGGAAAGATTAGCTATGCAATCAATGTGGGAACAGCAACGCGATAATACGATCATTGCCAAACATGCACACATGGCAGTGGTTGCATGTGAGCGCCATCAAGCAGCAGAAAACGGTCAAAAATTTGACCGCACTTTTCTGCCGTTTGAGGAAAGCTGTTACACGCCATTACAGTTGGAGCTGTTTGCGATTAACTCCGCTGATTTTGAGTTTATCGAAAAGACACTTGAAAGCTTGCCTCGTCAACGTCAGCGCGAATATTTCCGCAAACTTTACATTAAGGCCTATCGTTCTGTAAAAGACGATGGGTCGATTGCATTTGCCCTCGGAAATAAACAACGCCGATACGCCAATGATTATTTGCGCGATGTGTTAGATGTGCGTTTACAAAAAGTCTTTTCACAGTACAGCGTGAACGTAGATTTTTTACAAGCATTCATCAATACACCGCAATGGTTGCTATCTGTTAAAAATGAAATGCAACAAGCCGTGCAGTTCTCTACGGTGCCAACACGTGAAGAATTAGCAAAACACTATAACGAATTGCATTACAGCGGATTCCGTTTTCAAGTGTTCGGCATCCAACAAAAGCAAAAACAATTACCTTTCTATTTAATTACCGAAAGCAAATTGAAAAAGATGGCGTATCAAATTTCTACGGCATTTACTCAATTCCAATTTGATTGCACACACTTTTTAAAAAATGGCATCGAAAGCGACAATGAGAGCGATATTCAAGGCTATTTCTATCAGCTTTATAAATGGTGTGGTGAAATCGCCCTTTCTGCGGGTTTCAAAATCCCTCACTGGGAAAAAATCGAAAACCACAAATACATCAAAGACGAATATATCGACAGCACCTTAATTCGCTTAACATGCGAAAAATGGTGGTTTAAGCAAATGAGAGACATACAAAAACGTATGGTCGAACATATCGCCATTGCCTGCGGTGAAGTGCGTGCCAACGCCGCCAGTTATATCTCCAATCAAAGTTTCCAAGAATGGCAACTGCAACAACGCAAGAATCACGATTACTTGCGCGCCATGATCATTGAAAACATCGACAACCCAGAAGAACAGGTCGAACTTTTCGATATGTTCTTGAAATCATCATCTAACCCAGCATTACGTCGTAATGAAATGATGGTGCGCTTGCGTGGCTTGGAAGAATGGGCAGAAGAAAACAACAATGAAGCCTTATTTTTAACCCTCACTGCGCCATCATCATTCCACGCAGGAAACGGCAATAAAAAATGGTCGGGGGTGAATCCAAGAGATACACAAAACTATCTAAACAAAGTGTGGCAACAATTCCGTGCTTTGTTAGCAAAACGTGATATTAAATTTTACGGTATGCGAGTGGCAGAGCCGCACAAAGACGGTACGCCACACTGGCATGCGCTAGCTTATGTGCCAGCAGAACATAAAGAAGAAGTCATCCGCTTATTTAAACAAAAAGCCCTAGAGTTAGACGGCAATGAGAAAGGCGCGGCAGAACACCGTTGCAAAGTGGAAGAATGCGATAAAACAAAAGGTAGCGCAACGGCTTACATTGCGAAATACATTGCGAAAAATATTGACGGTTTCGCCCTTGCTGGCGAAGTGTCAGATGAAGACCCGACACTAAGTCTACACGACAACGCATTGCGCGTTCGTGCTTGGGCGAGCCGTTGGAACATTCGTCAGTTCCAATTCTACGGGGGCGCATCCATTTCTGTTTGGCGTGAATTGCGCCGATTAATCAGCGGTCAAGCCGATGATGAACTCATTGATAAAGCACAAGCAGCTGCAGGTGTGGCGAACGATTATGCCGCTTATATGGAAATTCAGGGAGGTGCACTGGCAAAACGAGAAGAACAACCAATCAAATTAGATTATGAAACTAAACCGGCAAACAAGTATGGTGAAAAGCGCAAAGCGATTATTGGCTTAGCCAATCGCTTTAGCCTTAAGCAGGTGATTTCGCGAACCAAAAGATGGGAGATTAAAAAACGTCCTAAGGACTTTAATCCATCTTTGGTTGAGCGCAGCTCAACCGCTACCAGCGAGCGCAGCTCGCCTTGGACTTGTGTCAATAACTGTAACCGTTCAAAAATTGAACAGCAAGCAAATTTATTGATGTTGCCTATTGGTTCGCCATTAAAACCGTCACAAATTGACCTTTTAATGCGCCATGGAAGGTTACGGCTTAATGACTATCGGTGGATTTGTTGTGAAAACGATGAAGTTTTCATCAAAGAAGAAAAAATTCCGTTGGCTCAAGCCTTTGGTTGGGGCGAGAGCTTGGGGGATTTTAGGGTTAATTAATTAAAAGTGAGGTTAAAAATGAGAAAAATTATTCAAATTGCAGTGGCTGAATGTATGGCTTATGACAATGACCGTGATGATTTAGAGAAGTCAGAAACAATTGTTGCACTGTGTAATGACGGAACATTATGGAGTAGATGGTTAAATGTTGTTGGTTCTCATAGAAATGAACCTAAATGGGTAAAGATTGAAAATGTTCCACAGGATTAAGGAAAACACCATGACCAATATTCAGTTAATTGATGGTAAGCGATACGTGGTGCTGGAGTGTGAATTTGCTAGAGAATGGCAAGTTGGGAGAGAAAGTCGAACAACCGTGACTTATAGCGAAGCAGAAGAAATCGCAGACCATTACAGAAAATATTTAAAAATTCCACCTGAGCGAGTCCTAATTGTGGAAGTACCTAATGTGATTAAACATAGAGATTGAAAGGAAAGAAAAATGGCAGACTTACAACAGCTTATAAAAAACATCGAACAATGGGCAGAAGATCGCAATTTGATTGAGGGTTCTACACCGCAGAAACAATTCATTAAATTAATGGAAGAATTTGGTGAGCTATGTAGTGGCGTAGCAAAAAATAAACCTGATGTAATTAAGGATAGCATTGGCGATTGCTTTGTGGTGATGGTGATTTTGGCCGCACAACGCAAAAAAGATGAAATGCTTTCTGTTGATGAAATTGCCAATGAATATAGCTATTTTAAAGTTGATATTGAAGATCAGTTAATTAAAGCGGTGTTCGGTTGGTATCATTTAAGTAATGAGCTAAGCCGCCAAGCAAACATTACTGCTTTATTTGTTTTTTGTTTTGTTAGACTTTTAAATATTGCATATTATTTTGATTTAAATATACACGATTGTGTGCAAGCGACATGGGATGAAATCAAAGACCGCAAAGGGCGTATGATTGACGGCGTGTTTGTGAAAGAGGGGGATTTGTGATGATAACGAATGAACAAGTGATGGAGAAACTCGCTTCAATCGAGGCTTTATTGCAAAAACCTGTTATCAATGAACATAGCCGTGAATTATGGACTATTGATGATGTCGCTAAATATTTTGGGTTTAGTATGGATCATACTCGCAGAAATGTTATCGCTAGTCCTTTCTTCCCCGCGGCTGTGGCAATTTCTGGGCGGACAGGTGGGAAAAGCAAAGATTTATATGTATCAGGTGAGGTTGTTTCATTCTGTTTGAAACATAAAAAGCGAAAAGCAAGAATTTGAAAAAGGCGGGGATAATCCCGCCTTTGTTTTATAGCCGTTGAGCAATTTCTGCCATATCAGGTGCGTAATAGGTATTTTGCAGAATACTGAGATCTCTATGACCCGATATTTTGGCTAATACCATTACATCCACTTTTTCTGCCAATCTGGTTAAGGCTTCACGGCGGGTGTCGTGAAAATGTAAATTGGCATTTTCAAGTCCTGCCATCTTTTTGAGCTTGCGGAAGTTGTGATCCAGTTGGCGTGCTTCCATTTGGAATACTCGCGGGTCACTTTCTGTTTTTACCGAAGTAAGATGTTGTAAAATCTCTATTGCTTTTACCGAAAGAGGTACCGTGCGTGAATGTCCATTTTTAGTAATTGGCAAAAAGGCAGTCCGCTTTTCAAAATTGATATTATTCCAAGTTAAACTTGCTATTTCCCCTGCTCTCATTGCTGTCTCTATCGCAAAAAGAAATGCCGCCCCCGTGCGATTTTGTAAGGTTTTTGGCGGTTCAATATGTTCGACATCATAACCTGACACAAAAATCAGACGCTCAATTTCGTGTTCATCATATCGACGAGTTCTAGGTGCTGGCGCTTTTGGTTTCTCAAGATATTTTAGGGGGTTTTCTGTTATAAAATCCCATTCAATCGCTTTGGCCATCAGAGCTGAAAGCGAACTACGTTCACGCAAAACTGTTGCTGGAGAGACTTCTTTTAATCGTTGATTTTGCCACTCACGAAAGTGTGCTTTTCCTATTTCTTGTAAAGATATTGCGGCAAGCTGAGTGCGAGAAAGACGCAGTAATCTTATCCGCTCTTCACGTTTCCCGCGCTTGGTCACGGTGACTTCTTTTAGATACTTATCAATCAGTTCATCCAATGTAATATCAGGGATTTCATTATACTTTCCTGATTCGAGCTGTTTTTCGAGCATTTCAGCCCATTTTTTTGCGTCTGCTTGAGTCAAAAAAGTGGCTGATTTGCTCACGCCAAACTTGCGCACTTGTGCGCGCCAACGCTTGCCATTCTTGATAATTGTCGCCAT